CACGGGTGGTTGTCCACCTATGAACGGCTTGTAAATTCTCAAAATTTTTTTAGTCCCTACTTGACACAAGAAGACCTGAGCCGTCTCGGAAGGGATTATCTGAAGGTGGGATACTACACAGAGATAGCATTCCCGGAGGAGGATGTGCGGTTCATTGCCATAAACAACGGCGTGGACAGCGCAAGCCAGACCGAGAGCGATTTCACCCCGTTCCTCAACATCATGAACGAGTTCTACGCCAAGGATACGAGCAAGAAAATCCGTGCCGTATTCAAGGCAAAGGGCCAGGCTGGAAAGCCGCTCTGCACGAATCCGCCTTACGGCTATCTGAAAGACCCTGAGGACAATATGCACTGGATCGTGGACGAGGAGGCCGCAAAGGTGGTGCAGACGATTTTCGATTTATGCATGAAGGGCTATGGCCCCTCACAGATCGCACAGGAGTTGCACGAGCGGCAGATACCCGTTCCTACGGCGCACTTGCAATCCATCGGTGTGAAAACGCCCGGAAAGGTGCCGGATGACATCTATGCGTGGTCTCCTCGGTCCGCAGCGGATATCCTCGATAAGCAGGAGAATCTGGGCCACACGGTGAACTTCAAGACCCATAAAAAGTCCTTCAAAATCAAGAAGAAGTTCAACAACGATCCTTCTGAATGGGCTGTGTTCGAGAACACCCACGAGGCCATTATCGAGCAAGGCGTCTTCGATGCCGTAAAACGCATACGGGACGGACGCAGACGGGTGGACCGCCTCGGTGCCATGCCGATGCTCTCCGGAATGCTGTTCTGTGCCGATTGCGGAGCGAAACTGTATCAGGTCAGGGGCAAAGACCGGCCACACGAAAAAGAGTACTTCGTATGCGCCAGCTACCGAAAGGTCAAAGGCGGATGCAGTTCCCATCAGATCCGGAATGTGGTGATTGAGCAGCTTCTCCTCGATGACCTACAGCGAGTCACGAATTATGCCCGGAACCACGAGGCGGAGTTCATACAGCTGGTTACCAAGAGTTCTGAAAAGGCTCTCGAAAAGGAGATCAGGGACAGCCGCCGTGAGTATGACGAGGCCAAGGCTCGGATTACCAAACTAGATACCCTGATTCAGCGAATTTACGAAGACAACGTGTAAGGCAAGATCAGCGATGAGCGGTTTGCGAAAATGTCGGCTACATACGAGGCGGAGCAAGCTCAACTGACCGAACGGGCCGCCGAGCTGGAAAAGCTTCTGTCCGATGCACGGCAGAAAGCCATCAACGCAGATTATTTCCTTTCGCTGGTACGCAAGTACACGGACATTCAGGAACTGGACGCACAGATCATCCGGGAATTCGTGGAGAAAATTCTGGTCTTCAAAACCGAAAAGGTCGATGGCCGGAGGGTACAGAGAATCCGTATTATCTACAATTGCATCGGGGCAATAGACATCCCCGAACAGGACGAAAAAACGGCATAGCCGCATTTCACGACTATGCCGATTCTTTCAGGGAAAATCAAATCCCTAATGTAGGACCCATTCTGCACTCCCCTTGTTTTAGTCGCCTATTCCCAATATCGCAGTTCCGTGTTTTACGCACCTTCGTTAGCATTCTTATACTGACAGTTTAACCTTTAGACAGCTTGTTAGCGAAAGATCATTTGGTACCGACCGCCACCTGCAATTTCTTTCAAAAGGCATCTACAAAATCATCCCGAAGTGCTTCAGTGCCTCCGTAATTGCCTTTTCCTTCTCCGGTGGGCATTGTGGCTGCTTGGCATCCTCAGATTTCGGTTTATTGTAGTTCTCGCGCTCGATAATGCCGTACTTCTGCTTCACCTGTGCGATATAGAGATGGCTGACCTTCAAGCCATTATGTTCCAGAACATACGCTTTGATTTCCTCATAGGTTGCCTTTTTCTCCGCAGCGGTCAAATCCAACTCGTCCATCTTCACTTCGATCTCGATATGTTCCTTGCTTTGAAGTTTGGACAATAAACATATCGTCTCCACATGCCTTGGGACAATAGCGTGAATAAAAATGGCATTATCTACGCTGACCACACGACCCTCGACGTCAGGAATATGCCGTTGACCAGTTGAATCAGAGCACGCGGATCGATTATATTGCCTCGACAAACCGGGGATTTGCCATTCTGCCGTAAAAACATATTCTATAGGCTTGATGTCAAAAGTTTGCCTTAATATAATTTTTCAGAATAGTAATCCTATCCTCGGTATCAATTCCATCTTCGTTTTGCGGAACAATGATTGTCTCCACCACGGAATCATCTTCGTTCCTACGTCTTTGATAAGAAGAGTTGTTACAAATGATATGCTCGTCTCCGTAAATCAGCCTCTGCCCCATGTCATCTTTTGAGAGATGAGAACCATCAGCAACCTTCAAATACGGATAATATGAGTTTTGAGAAAGCTGTGTTCTCGTTTGCATTACCAGGAACATATACGGATTCTCAGCAGCGGCGTTGTTGTGCATTTTTCCGAAAGACCCTGGGCGATACTCGCGGTACTTGATGTAATAGTATCTAAAGGGAAAAACATTGTTATTCTCGCATTCCTGCAGAAAATCATCAGATATTTTTTTGAGGATTTCATTCGAGAATTCTTCATTTGTAGCCAGTAATGAAATCAAAATCTTCTTTGTATTTTCAAAACCGGAATTGGCGCTCCTGTGGAATAATGCGGTCCAAGCGACTTGATATGTGGAGCCATACTGATAGCGCCACTTGTTTCTCTCCACTTGACCATAATCCCCAATAGCCATAAGTGCGCAGTCAATTCGGTCCAAGCTACACTTAAACAGAGATTCAAATCTGCTTGTGTACGTAAGGTTCTCTAAGCCTATGATGCCAATTTGCCCGTTGAGCAGGAAATGATCCTCCAACTCAAATAGGATATCTTCCATAGTGGGATTGGTTTCAAGGAATGATATTTTTTCTTTTTCTTCCGTAAGCTGACTGACATTGAAGTTGTTTTCGATAGACTCATCAATGCCCCCAGTTAGAATGATTGCATCTGCTTCAGCTAAAATAGCGGGCATTCTGTTCCTATCAGTTCTGTCTGATACCTCATCTTCGGAATTCCGGATAAGGTTATTAACAATGCGGATCCTTCTTCTAAAGTCATCTTCGGTTACTTTATCAACATTCTGTAGGTAAGTAGTAATTGCATATAGAAGCACAATTCTGTTTAACGGGAACTGCCTGATACGGCCAGTCTTATCAGAATATGCGTGTAAGCAGTCCTCAAAAATATTCAGACTGAATCTGGACTCTACAAGTATTTTACCTTGCTCGTGCTTGTTCGACATGAAGGATTTCAGAAAATCTGTCGGTGAAGCATACCCGGGGATTTTACACCAACAGTCCATGAAACGCTCTAAGGTTTCAATGTTCTTTATTGCATCAGGACACTTTGACGAGAAATACCGCTGAAGAAGGTCGAATTCATCATTGCTTCTTCCAAGCGGTGACTCGTTCTGGCGATAACAGATTACATCACAGATAAATTTGAAATATCGCAAGAACTCGTCATCTATAATATTATCTTCCGAAGAGTTGTTGCCGCTGTCACGGTATTCCCAAAGAAGATCAGTCCAATCCCGGTCAATTTTGCCTATGATGCGGGTTGCAAGACTGTCATCCAAGCTACGAATCTGGCGTTCGAGTTCCGCTTTGAAATGCTCAAACAGAGTTAATGGCTTGCCTCGTGAATTCATCTTAATATACAATTCATCGGTCAGACCCATATCCTTTATCGGAAGAAAATAGAATGTTATACACTTTTCTTTGAGCCTTTCCCAGAGGTTAGGAACACCCTTGAACTTGTTATCAATCGCATCAAGCATTACAAGCATGGAGCTGATTGTCGGATCGTTCTCCCAATCGAGCGGAAACCATGCTTGATTAATGATTTCCTTAGAAATCGTTGTTTTGAAATTTGGCTTGTAATCCACAAGATCAATGCAGAAATATCTGGCGCTGTATCTTGTCTCATAACTGAACCTTTTCAAAAAACTATACTCTGCCTCCGAAACACTTCCTTTCTGGGCAGCATACCAGTGCAGCAAAAACAGGGTTGTAAGTCTCTGCTGTCCATCCAAGGGAGTCATGTTGCCCTCGCTATCGATATCGCCGTATACGAAATCAAGGGTGATCGGCTTTTCGGTTACAGCCTTATATAAAGAGTCAAGGAATCTTTCTCTAATACGGGTTACATCCGTTCCTTTTCGACCCTGAGCATAGTCTCTCTGAATAATCGGAATGATAATTTTCTTGAGTTGTACCGCCTCTTGCCCCTCGCCAAAGGTCGTATCAAAAATATCCATAAAGGAGTGAAGTGTCGTGGCCATATTATTCTTCCTCCTTTTCCAGAATTATTGGTTCTTCAAGATAATTTACCAAAACAGTATTCATCGCATCCACATACGCTACTCTGTCCGCATGACCCCAAAAGTGAAGTTGATTATCTGCAGAAGGCGTGTAATATTTCAGAAATACCATTCTTGTACAGAACGGAATGTACTGGCCGGCCTTGTCCATTTTTATAATCTCATTCCGCTTAACATCAAAAGTCGAATTGTTCAATGCCGCATTGTCCGTTGAACTTAGCAAGGCCATATTCGCAATAGAGTGTAGGTATTCTGTATTTCCTTTTACTGAAAGCAGTTCCACTACTCTCTGCTGAATAGCAAAAAACTCTGGACCTTCAAGCTTTTCTTTCGCAAGGGCATCGTTCATGAGAGAAACAAGTTCTTCTGATTCATTGCTAACGGATTTTACAGAAGGAATATGAAGTGAAAGCCACTCTTTCCATATTTCCTGGGTTCTTAATCCTTCTGACTGTTGCGCATGAATGTGTTCAAGACTCCAGGTAACTTTACCGCCCTTGCCAAACTTGTATTTATCAAAAGGAAACCACTGAGAATTCTCGCCGTTTCTACGAACTGACTCAACATTAAATAACAGCAGCAATGTAGCAATTCTCTTTTGTTCCAAGGGCTTCTCATAGCTTAAATCTGCATAGTTTACTTTTATTTTGATGCTCTCTCGAATATATCCGTCAAGGGACTCTCTAAACTCATCTTTTGTTTTGTCCTTTGAAAGATCGAATATTTTTTGCAACGTTAGAGTTCCAGAAGCAATAAGATATCCGATTTTATGATATAGTTCATGGTTGCCGTGCCAGTCCTTCAGAATTAGGAACGTCTGCTGAATTCTGCGCCAGATGCTGTCAAGTGTTTTTGTCTGTCGCATTTCATCAAATTTGAAAAACGTGTAGTACTTTTCTCTATTATCAGCGGGTTTACCTGAAATCAGATCCAACACGAGGTCGATTCGTGTTTGATATGCAGTATTTGTTGTATTTGTCAAGAAGTACCACAGAGAATTATTGTGCAGTTCCTTTTCTATGTTGTCCCATTGGAGGGAGATTTCCTCTTGTTTTTCTTTATCAACGTTTTCATCTGTTCCTTTACTGAGGAACATAGCTTTTACCAGTTCTGCATTTGTCAATGGGATTTTTCCAATGTTCAGTCTGGTAAACAAACCTATAGCGTCCTCGGTTTCGCCCACTTCATACCATATTATTTTCACAATTTCATCGAAATACTTGTTTACATTTGTGAGGGTTGATTTCCTGTCTCTTGCGGCAAACCACTTCTTGATGCTTTCATAAGCAGCACAAAGAAACCAGAAATCGATATTCTCATTCTTGCGTGATTCGTCAATCGATTTTAAGAAATCCTCAGATTTATCTCTGGTTTCATACGAAAGGGTAAACCTCGGCTCATCGATAAAGCCGAAGCTCTCTTCATTCATAAAACGATAAATAAGGTAGATGGTCGTTAAACGCTGCTGACCATCAATCAGCTCATATCTATCGCCGTTCTTTCTCACCACAACAGGCTGAAGGCAATAGTTTCTCTTACCCTCTGTAGCATAAATATCGTCAAGTAAACGAACAACTTCGGTTTCGCCCCATCTATATCCACGTTGATACGATGGAACAAAGAATGCTCCGGTTATATCACCGACCAATTTTGTTTCAAGTTTTATTTCGTTATTCATAAGAGTCCGAGCCTCCATTACTGTTCCTTCTTCACATATGTGATTTGGATATCGTAGCCCAGATTTTCGAGCATCTCCACGAACACCTTGTTCACGATGCCGTCTTTCTTGTTTATCAGCCTGCTGATGTACGGAGCCGAAGTCCCCACCATCTCGGCAAGCTGCGCCTGGGTGACGCGTTCTTCCAGGCATTTGACTTTTACGTCTATATCAAAATCATTCTTAACCATAACGCACCTCGCTTCCGGTGAAATATGATTGCACTTACAAGATAATTCATTATACCACAAGTTTATGAATTTTTCAACATAACGAGAAGAAAAAGACACCCGGAAAATTCCGAGTGCCTTATTGCTTGTAACCGTTACGCATCCACGTCTATCGCAAGGCCGGATTTGAACTCGACCGTGATCCTGTCATCGTGGATTGTGACCTTCTCGATCATTCGGCGGACGAGTATCTCGCTGTATTCCGCCTCGCCGGTCTGTTCCTCAATGAAGGTGATCATGGCTTTGATCCTGTCAATTTCGTCCTTTCGTAGCGCCGCCTGCGTCAGAACGTTCTGCCGCCTTTCGCGGAGGGATACTATCCTTTCGCCGATCTCCTGGACGCGGGCTTCGTCCCTGCCGGCGTCGAGAAGGTCCATCTGACTTTTGCGAATCATGTTATCGATGACCTCGATCTCTTCATCGGCGTCACAGCCGACAACGCTCTCGATGTTCTCCTTCAGAACCGGGATGATATCGTCCCTGTTGCCGTAGGCCATGTTCACGGCGGATGCAATCGCGGCATGCAGGTCTTCCTCCGGCACTGTCCTCGCGGAACACTCCTGTCCGGTTGTAAGCCTGCTGACGCACCGCCATACCACGGGCTTCTCGTTCCCGACGGACCATACGACCCGTCTGTAGATGTTGCCGCAGTGACCACAGACCACATTTCCGGAAAGCGCGTACTTGGAACTGTACATACGTTTTTTGCCGCCCTTGTAAAGAGATGACCGCCTTGCGATCTCCTCCTGCACCAGGAGGAAGGTCTCCCTGTCGATGATGGCTTCGTGGCAGCCTTCCACATAGTACTTCGGCATCGCGCCGTCATTGACGCTGCGCTTTTTGTCGAGGACGCTGACCGTATAGGTCTTCTGAAGAAGCGCGTCTCCGATGTATTTTTCGTTGGTGAGGATCTGCTTGATGTTCGTCTCATGCCAGCGGGCATGCTTCGCGCCGTTGAGGATGCCGTCCGCCTCAAGCCCGCGCCGTATCTTCACGAAACTCGCACCTTCCAGGTATTCGCGGTAAATGCGTCTGACCACCTCGGCTTCCTCCGGCACGATGACCAGTTTCCCGCTTTCGTCCTTGGTGTAGCCGAGAAACCAGTTGTGGTTGATCTGAACCTTGCCCTGCTGATTGCGGAACTGTATGCCGAGCCGGACGTTCGCCGACAGGGATTCGGACTCCTGCTGCGCCAGCGCCGCCATGATGGTCATAAGCACCTCGCCCTTGGCGTCGAGCGTATTGATGTTCTCCTTCTCGAAGAACACCGCGATGTTCAGTTCCTTCAGCTTCCTCGTGTATTTGAGGCAGTCGACCGTGTTGCGGGCGAAGCGGCTGATCGACTTGGTGATGATCATGTCGATGCGTCCCGCTTCGCAGTCGGCTATCATGCGGTTGAAAGCCTCGCGCTTTGCCGTGCGCGTACCGGAGAGACCGTTGTCCGCGTACACCTCGACCATCTCCCATTCCGGGTTGCCGTTGATGTAGGAGGTGTAGTGCGCCACCTGGGTCTCGTAGCTGGATTCCTGTTCCTCGAAATCAGTGGAAACGCGGCAGTAGGCGGCGACGCGCACCTTCTGTTTTTTCTCCGCGGGCTTCTGCGTTCCGACAGTCCGCACCGCAGGGATGAATGTAATGTTCTGAGCCATAGCCATTATTTGTTCACCTTGCCTTCTATCCGGCCGTATGCGTACTCAGCCTGCGCTATAGGGTCGGTATATTTTTGTGTGGATTTTTTCGTATAAAAGTCCGTGTATACCACGGGGACCGGCTTTTCCTTCGGCAGGATCCTGTCTCTGCCGAGAGCCTTCTCACGCCGCCGCTGTTCATCCTGCACGGCGTTAAAGGTTTCATCGTCGATAATCCTCGGATAAACGTCATCCCCAAGATAGCGCCTGTTCTGCAGGATGCGCTTTATCTCGCTGTGGGTCGCCCGGATGCCCGCCACTTCGGCGGCGCTGTCACGCGACATGCCGAGGAGATAAGACGAGAACAGGGCGGAAAGTCTGGCAGCCTCCATTTCATGCACCTGCGGTCTGCCGTCAACGATCACATATCCGAACGGTGTGTGTTCCATAGTCTCATATCCTTTCCCGGAAGACGGGACCGCACTTCATGACGAATCCGACTTCCTTTCTGCTGACAATGATGACGCGGTCAACGTGCTTAGTGAAGACCTCGTCGGAAAATGCAGTCAGCTGTTCCGCCTTTGCCGTGTACTTCAGCAGTTCGTTCAAAGCCAGCTGACGGTCAAAATCCAGATCCGGGTCTCCCTCAATGCCGTTGCGGGCGGCGTTGATTTCCTTTTCCTTCTGTGCCAAGGCATCGAGTTTCTCTCTGTACACGGCGGCGTCGAGCAGACCTTTGGCAAAGAATTTATCCGCCGCCTGTCTGCGTTCGGCTACCATCGCAAGTTCGGTGTTCAGCGACTCAAGGCGGCCAAGGACTTCTGTGTTCCCGCCGCCAAGCAGTCTTCCGGACATGGGAAGAAGCACGGCGTCGCGTCCATAGATCAGCTTATTCATCATATTCACGAACGCGGCTTCGACCATATCCGCCCGGACCGGGAGCTGCCTGCATCTCTTTTTATCCTTGACGTGCGTGTCGCAGCCGTACCAGACCTCGCCGTATATCTTTTTGCGCTTGCATTTTCCGCCGCACTCGCCGCAGAACACCTTACCGGACAAGGCGTACCGTTTCGTGTACTTACGGCTCTTGGTGATGCCTTTCTCCCTGGCATTGTTGTCGACGGCAAAGTTTGCCGCCCGGAAGACCTCCTCGCTGACGATAGGCTCGTGATGTCCCTCAATGCGGTACATGCCTCTTTCGCCGTAGTTCACACGGGAATTGAACTGATCATCCTTATATGTCTTCTGAAAAACGGCGACGCCGATGTAGGTCTCATTGCGTATCATGCCGATGATGACCGAACTCTGCCATTTGCCGCCCCGCGCCGTTGGTATTCCTTCCGCCTGCAGCTCACTTGCAATTTTTGCGCCGGACTTGCCTTCCATGACCGAGGCGAACATACGCCTCACAATCGCAGCTTTTTCCTCGTCGATGACCATTTTCCCATCCACGTTTTTGTAGCCGTAGGCGGGAGTGCCGATCACATAGGTGCCGTTCTGAAAGCGCTTCTGGATGCTCCATTTGTTGTTTTCCGAAAGGGAGCGGGATTCGTCCTCCGCGAGGCTGGACATGATGGAAAGCATCAGTTCGCCCTCCATTTTTCCCGTGTCGATGTTTTCCTTCTCGAAGAAAATGTAAATGCCCATCGCGCTGAGCCTGCGGACGGTCTCCACGCTCTCCACCGTGTTGCGGGAAAAACGGCTGATGGACTTTATAAGTATGTAGTCGATAAGACCGCGTTCGCAGTCCGCAAGCATACGGAGCAGACCGTCGCGCTTGGCCATCTTTGTGCCGGATACCCCTTCGTCATAATAAAGTCCGGCAAACTCCCAGTTGGGGCAGTTTTTGATGACCTGTTCGTAATGCTCCTTCTGCGCGTCAAGGCTGACGAGCTGGTCGGCGGAGTCCGTGGAGACCCTGGCATAGGCCGCCACGCGCAGTTTCTTCGCTTCCTTCGCTGCCGCGTCGATCTTTGTTATCCGTTTCATTGTCTCGCCTCCTGTCCTTAAAGGGGTATAGTATATATCACTCTGAAAGCCCGGAATAGCAAGTCCTTCAGGGCATAATCTTTGCGATTGCAGGCGAGAATTTTTCGCGGTTTTTCGCCATGATCTTGTCGAATTCGCCGGGAGTGATAAGACCCTTGTCGAGCAGTTTCTGCGTGATCTGTCCGGCGGCAATATAGCCGAACTCGCGGCGCATATCGTCGTCGGTGCGTTCGACTAACTGTTCCGGATGGAACACGCCCTGTATCTCTGTTACGTTCATAAATAACACCTCCTACCGGGTAGCCTTGGCAGGAGGTGAAAACTGACGGTTTGAGGGAAAATATCAGTCTTTTTTATAAAACTCACAGACATACCCATCGGCACGGAGCAGAAGTCCCTCCGCCCAGGGCGGAACGCGTCCCATCTGTTCGCAGAGGACGTCGAGGCTCATTCGCGGGTCGGCTTCGATGATGATCTCATCGTGGACGTGCGCGACGATCTCATAGCAACGCAGCGCTTTCATGGCGTACATCAGAATGTCCCTGGCGGTCGCCTGGACGATGTTCTCCACGAACTTGGGACCGTAGGATTCGATGCGTTCCCATTTCTTCGTGCCGCCGACCCCTTCATAGGTGACGGACTCGCCGCTAAAGTGGTTCTCTCCGATACGGGGCTTGACGTAGACAAGGTTTCTCCCGGACGGAAGCGTTATGAAAAGCATACCGCTCTGATAAAACATCCTGACCCCGCCGATGCTCTGTGGCTTCCGTTCCTTCACGACCCTTTTCACAGCGGAGTCGACGTCCCACCAGAAACGGACGATGTTCGGATTGGACTGCCTCCAGGCGTTCACAAGGGGCTGAAGCTCCTCTTCGGCAAGCCCCATGTCAAGAGCGCCCATCGCCTTGAGCGCACCGACTGATCCGCCGTAGCCGAGCGCCAGTTCCGCAATCTTGCCTTTCTGGCGCAGATGTCCGTTCACGCCGTGCTTCTCCACGGGGACTTTGAACATCTGGGAAGCCGACGCGCAGTAGATGTCGCCTCCGCTGCGGAAGACCTCCGTGCGCCACGCTTCGCCGGCAAACCAGGCAATGACTCTTGCCTCGATGGCCGAAAAGTCCGCCACATAGAACCTGCAGCCGTCCTTCGGAATGAATGCAGTGCGTATCAGCTGTGAAAGCGTGTCCGGGATATCGTCATAGAGCATTGAAAGAGCTTCGATGTCACCGCTCCGCACAAGCGCCCTTGCCGCGTCAAGATCGGGCATATGGTTCTGCGGAAGGTTCTGTAGCTGAACGAGCCTGCCGGCAAAACGCCCGGTCCTGTTCGCGCCGTAGAACTGGAACATCCCTCTGCATCTGCCGTCGGCGCAGGCGGCGTTCTCCATCGCCTGATACTTTTTGACAGATGATTTTGCAAGTTGCTGCCGGAGCAGGAGCGCCTCGGATACGTTGCCGTCCGTTTCACCGATCAGCGCCGCCACGGCCTTTTTGCCAAGCGTGTCGGTCTCCACGCCGTTGTCCGACAGCCAGGACTTCATCTGCGCCACGGAGTTGGGGTTGTCGAGTTCGGTCAGTTCCCGCATCGAGGCGGTAAGGCTGTCCCTTGTTTCCGCGTCAAGGGCAATGCACTGTTTTACGAACGGCATGTCCACGCGGATGCCCCGGTCGTTGATTTCCTGGTCGAGATGATATTCATCCCACACCGCATCCGGCACGGGAAACTTCGACAGCTTCGCCTGTATCTGCATTTCGGTCTCCACGTCGCGAAGGTTGTACGCCTTGTATCTGTCCCACTTTTCCTGGTCATGCTTCGGCAGATTCCTTGTACGTCCGCCGTTTGCCTTCGTGGGAGTGCACGGGGTGGAGAAATACCGTATCAGATCGCGCCCCTCGGTCATTTTCTGCTTCTCAAGTCCCAGGACAGCTCCGACCCCTTCCAGGGACAGCGGCAGCCCCATATACGCCGACCACACCATCGAGCAGCGCCATGACTCCGGGTTTAGGAAACGGGCGCACTCCGTTGACAGCGGATGTCGGTCATAGAACTGATCGAGGCTGATCCCCATATCTGACAGATACCGTGAAAGGCAGACGCGCTCAAACTGCGCGTTGAACGCCCACTTGGTCACGGAATCGTCGGTCAGCGCTGACAGGACGTCCGCCGGCAGCGTTTCCCCGGAGGCGAGGTCGATGACGCGAACCTCACCGCCGTCCGCACTGTATCCGAACAGCAGGATCTCAAAGTCCGGGCTTTCCGCGTATTTGTAAACGCCGCACTTCTGAAGGCTGACCGATGAATACGTCTCAATGTCGATTTCAAGATTTCTCATGTCGATTCTCCATAATGAAAATGAGGCGGCAGAGGGAGAAACTCCATGCCGCCCCGGAAGCCTTACTTCGTGAATTCCTTCATGCGTTCCGCATGGTATTCGGCATCGCGCTTTTCGCGTTCAGCCTGACGCTTTTCGTTCCTGCGGTCGTTGATAAATGTCTGGATCCCGACAAACACCCATGTGAGGGTCGCCAGGGAGAAAGTGCCGATGAGAATGTTGACGAGCAGTTCGGTGACTGCGCTTACGGTTGAACCTTCCATGTCCGCACCTCCTTACGCCAGGAAATCGTCATCGGCGAGGGTGGCGAAATCATCAGCCGCCGTGGACTTGCCGCCGAGAGGCTCACCGTCTCTGACCTTCTGAATGTTGCCCAGACCGCAGGCGATGCCCTTGTTGCCGTTGGAGTTAAAAGCGAAGAAGTTCAGCGAGACGCGGGCGTAGCACCCGGAGTAGACTTCGCTCCTGTCGAGGATGGGCTTGACCTGTCTGTCCACGATCTGCGGAGCCGTGGTGGAATTGGCGTTGATGAACCAGTGTCCCTTGTACGCTTCATCATCGCGTTCGACGTCGCCGTCGCGCAGAGGCAGCTTGATGGCTGCCTTGTTGGGTTTCTTGCCGCCGAACTTCGCCACGCCTTCCTCGATGGCGGCGTCGATTGCCGCATTGATGGCGCTGACGGTCTCGGTGTCGGACTTGGGGATGAGGACGGATACGGAGTATTTCTCCGCGCCGCCGTTGATGGATACGGGCTCCCAGCCGTGGAAGTAAGAGAGGCGGGTGCCGGTTCCGGTGATAACCTTGGTTCTGCTTGAATTGTTAGCCATTTTAAATATCCTCCTTGATTTCGTAAAATTCGTTAATGGCGTTTGAAACGTTCATGGCCGGACGCCTGTCCGATTTTGGAACGAGAGTCGGCTTGCCCGGCGCTTTGGTGATGAGGCCGCCGAGAATTGCCTCAAATCTGTCTTTGCCCATCAGTCTCTGCATTTCGGTCAGCGGGATAAGGGACTGACGGTAGATATCCTTATAACCCGCTTCTTTTGCCGCTTCCGCGACGGCTGCTTCATCGCGGTACTTGCGGACGGAGCGTCCTTCGACCACCTTGAAGCCGTTCCACTCCTTGCCGTGGTTCAGCGCGGCGTCAAGAGCGTAGGTGGTGATCTCGTTCGCCCATTTCGTCAGATCCGGCAGCACGGCGAGGATGTCCTCGATTTCCGCGTCTGTGAGCAGGGGCGGCATACGGAACTCCGTCTGCGCCAGCTTCAGCTTTTCTTCGGCTCTCGCACGGCAGCGGACCGCAGCGCGGCAGAAGGTACACCATTCGCCGGGAAGATACTCGCCCTCGCCGTCATAGGCCATCTTCGCCCTCGGCTTCAGTTCGTTTTCCGACCAGACTTTCAAATCCTCCACGGGGATCGTCCAGGTGCTGACGCTCTCACGGCGCGGCTGGAAGATGGTCATCGACACCTCTCTGATATCGTAGAGAGCGTCGTACACCGCCAGAGCGCCGAGCGCGTACAGCTTCATCTGCGGATTGTTTTCCGCCTCGACGAGGACTCCCATACCGTACTTGAAATCGATGATGTGAAGCCTGTCGTCGGAGATGATCAGACAGTCCCCGGTACCGAAGCCGTCCGGCACATAGCAGGAGAAGTCCAGCCTCTGTTCGATGAGAACGACCGGGTCTTTGCAGACCTGCTTCGCCGCCTCATACTGCTCCATGACGAAATCAACATAGGCATCGGTGCATTCCTCCATCTCATCGGAATCGTAGTCCGATACGGGACGGCGACTTCGCATATGGAGAGCGCGCTTCAGCTTGTGTTCGCATAGAGCGTGCGCTGCGGTGCCTTCTCTTGCGGCTTCGGAGCCCGTGTTCTCGAACTCAAGCTCCAGCCTCGCCGACGGTGTACAGTTGAGCCACCTGTGAGAGCCGGATGCGGACAGGACAGCGTGATCAGCCATTGCCCAGCACCTCCGCTTTTTTCAGCACCGCTTCGTACTGCGACGGGTCAATCTCACTGAGCCGGTCAGCGCCGAAGCTCTGAATGATCGCTCTAACCTCCGCCGTGTAGCCGTCGCGGCTCTTTTCGGCGAGAACGCCTCTGACCTTTTCAAGCGGGATCGTCTGCTTTTTCTTCGCTGGCGCATCCTTCGCTTCCGTCTGCGGGCTGTCAGCGAGGGATGCGCATAACGCCCTCACGCTGTCCGCGAGACCGGACAGACTGTCTGCCGTTTTCAGAAGCAGCTGTGCAACGTCAGCCTTCGTTTTCTGTTCGCTCATCTGTTTTCACCTCCTCGCTGATGGCGATCTCATCGACCTTGTCTCCGGGAATGAGGACGATCACTCTGCGCATTTCGCCGAGAAGCAGGCGCAGAAGGCGCTCACGGACGGAGACTTCGCGGACGGCTGCGATACCGCCCGTCTTCGGTTCTTTTGAAACACTTACCTTTAACTTGTGTCTCATGGCTTTACCCCTTTCCGAGGACTCTTTTCTGCCGTCCTCTAACTGGTAGCCTTGGGATGAGGTCAAAACTGACGGTCGGACGAAAAAAATTGAGAAAATAAAAAAGACCCGCCGGGGACTTAAAAAATCCTCGACGGGTCAATGTGTATATGCGGTTATCTGAGCAGTTCGTTCACGCGGCGCTGAACGGCTCTGTAGTCGTACCCGGCTTTGGTAAGACGGTTTTTCCTCTCGGTGCCGTTGCCCCACAGACCGCGAATAACTTCACATACAAGCTCGTCCACTGTTTTTCCGGGCTTCGCGTTCACAAGCTGAAGGTCGGCGGCATTGACGGGGCTGCAGATGGCGTTTTTACCGTCCTCGCTCTTATCGATGACAACTCTCGCGCCATCAGTCTGGAGAACGTACCAGTTTTTCTCTTTCACCCACTTGGGGATGCTCTTGCCGTTGTAGTAGGTACTGCCCGTAATGGTCACGAGGTCGCCAGCTTTGATTGTGCCGGTGGGCTTGGCGGGTTCGGCAGGCTTTACATCACCGCCGAGAGCTGCCGTGACCTTGGATGCTAAATCGCCCATGCGGGCATACATCCAGTTGCCAGGGCAGCTCTTGTTCGCAAACCATCTGTGGACGGTCAGCACCATCTCGTCAGACTTCGGAGTGTAGTTCAGCGTCTTGGCCTTATCCCCCATCCAGAGCAGCTTCGTCTTGCCATTGCGCTTGCAGATGTCGGTGCAAAGCTCGATGAGCCGCTGGTACACCACATCCTTGAACTCATACGGCTCGGTATTGTCGCTGGCGCACTCAATGGTGACGGCTCTCTGGTCGTTGGCTGCGGAAGAGGAACACCAGGAGCGGTTCTTCTCTTCCACATACATTCCGACCCGACCATCGACACCGATGCCGTAGTTGCAGCTTGCCTGCCGTGAGGTCGGCAAAAAGATGTTGCCCAGCGTTTCCACACTGCACTGACCCACCACGCAGTGCGGTGTGATGCGGTCAATGCTGTGGGTGCGCTGCCCGGAGTGGTTCGGGCTGAGTTTGGTGTAGGACACCAGGGAACTGTTTGTGTAAGCCATATTATTCATCCTCCTTTTCACTGCGGTCATGAAGCTGCTCCAGAACGGATTTCAGCTTCTGCGGAATGGGCAGTCCCAGGTATGCGGCGTTTTCCAACAGGGACACGCCCTCATTCGACAAATAGAAGAAAATGACGGCAGTACGCATCACTGAGCCGCTGCCGATGACGCGGGTGTCGAGAATATGCCCGATGCCGACCAGGGCGAAGATGAGCACCTTTTTGAAAATGCCCTTGAATCCGACTTCGCTGGACAGCTTCTTGTCCACCACGGCGCACATGATGCCGGTGATGTAGTCGATGACTACGAAAGCCAGAAGCGCATAAAGCAAGCCGTCACATCCTCCCAAGAACCATCCCAGCCAGCCGCCGATTCCGGCGAACACCACCTGAATGGTCGTCCAGAATTCTTTCATGTTGTTTGTCCTCCTTTGAAATTAAAAATGGGTATAAAAAAAGTGACGCCGGAGCGTCACACTTTTCCGATAGCATAGATTGATACTTTGTAGGTTGCCGATGGTACCGTATTTGGTCTTACGGCAAATATCTTTCCGGGGTTGGTCGTTGTAGACCAGCTACTCGAACTGCCTCGCTCCACAAACATGGCGTAATTGCTGTTCTCCGTGGAGATATGAACGTGAGGAATTTCCGCGAAGGTAAACGGAAAATTAGGTAGCGCAATTGCGCCGCTCTCATAGAGCACACCCCATGCCGTCGAAATGGCGGTCGTAAAGGAATACTGACCCCAACATTCCGCTGTACCGCTTTTCCATTTACGGTAATTCCAGATGCCGCTTGTCCCTTGTTGAATGACAAAATCCGCAAGGGGTGAGCCATCCACCCGCATATCCCCGGCAACATCCAGCATGGCTTGTGGCTCCGGCGTGTTGATACCGACCTTCTTTTTCCGCAGCGCAATGAGCGGCGTACCCTGCGGGACAGTAAAATACAGATCCAGACTGCTTAAAGAATAGAGCTTGTCTTGGATCTGCAAATGGAAGTCGTAGGAACTGTTGGCATCCAGATTGCACAGTTCCAAATTGGAGTAGCTGAAAGAGGTTCCGCTTTTTGTCGTGCCGGAATAGATGCTGGTGTAGCTGCCGTAACTGCTCTCACTGGTTTTCTTGTACCGATACCGCACATAAACCACGCTGTTTTTCTGCGTCCCGTCTACGGTAACAGCAGAAATAGAGCCGCTGAATTTGAGCTGCATTTCCGCCTCGATATCATTGGTTCGCCGAAGAGTTATCGAGGACACCTTCGGTTTGGAATACGGAATGACAGTGACGGCCTTGGAGACACCGGAGGTATAACCACGGGAATCAGTGATTGTGAGCGTGACCATAACATTGCCGGACTTGGTGATCTTACCAACGGATAAGGCAGCCCCAGTCGAATTGGAGACTGATAAACCGTTGCAGGATGCCGTGTAGTTCGTTATAGTCGCACCGTTTTTCGCAGTCGCCGTTCCGGGTGTTACTTTCAGCACAGAATGGTTTTGAATGAACAACCGGTTATCTTCCGTGATATTTTTCGTAGCCGTGTTGCTGTCCTCATAAGTAAAATCGCCGAGTGTCGGTGCGGAGTTTGCGGCCGTTGTCTGTACGGTGGCGGTTCTGCTCGATGTACTTCCTATCTGGGCAGAACCGCTGAAAGAAGAAAGTGCAAAGGTTCCCGTAAATGATTTAACGGTCGCCATTGCATTTAAAAGTGCCGTTCTCTGCGCCGATGTCAGTGTTACCGTTCTGTTTGCCGTACCTTTCGACCAGGAAAGTCCCGTAACGGTCAATATGGTCGTACCGCCGTTTTTGATTGCCAGAGAGTTGGAATATGACGCTTCATACACGGTCGCATTCAGAGAAACCGTAACCGTGGCATTGTCCGCCGTCACCGTGCTGACGCTGTTTAATACGGCACCTCCAAGCGTTTTTACGGTGGCACTGCCTGATGTGCCGTAGACATGGTTGTACTGCCGCCTTGCCCTGACCTTCACCGTGTAGCTTGTGTTCGGCGAGAGCGAAGACAGCGCAGCGCTTGCGCTTGTTGACACATTTGAGGAAAAGGTCGTCCAGCTCGCACCGCCGTTTAAGCTGTACTGCCAAAGGTCTGCCGCAGCCGAGAACGATGCCGAAATTTTGAACCCGTTTGCCGTGATATTCGATGTGCTGAAGCTCACGGTCGGGGCGTTGCGGTCGATTGTGTTAAGGTCAACTGTTGCTGATGCGGTTATCGTTCCGATGGATACACCGGAATAGGTGCCGGAAAACCGCCATGACGCCGACAAAGCCACACCTGTTTTTGTGCCGTTGCTGTTATGATAAACCCGGACTGTTTTGCTTTTGAGGTGTACCATGTGCCAGCTTGTCGAGCTTGTATCGTTGATAGCCGGTGCGGTATAGGTTTCGCTCTCGCCGTTGATTGAAATGATTGAGTCTGCTCGGGCGCCTACCTGCAGTGTATAAAACTGCAGATAGACATTGAGCGTTACATCGGTGTAGTTTCCCGTGACGCTTTGACTGCCCGTCCAGTCGCAGTACAGTCCGAATTTGCTTGTGGGATATTTATGAAAAGAGCCGCTTAATGCCACAGCCTTACCTCCTTAATCCAGAATAACAATATTCAGCCCGTCGGATGCCGTCGGCATCGGGACAAACTTCGTTTTGCCCACGGTCAGCTCACCGTCCACCGTGGTTTTCCTGGTCTGTGTTTCATCTTTGTTAAGGGTGAAAATGACCTCATCGTTGTAGTAACCGGCAAACTCCGTGTTTGTGATGACCGTCCTCTGGGATGATGCTTTGTTTGACACCTCGATACCCCGCTTGTCGATCTTGACTTCCTGCGTGTAGATCTCGTTGGGAGCGGGCGTCCATTTTCTTGGGATCGCACCCTCGGTTATCATAATGTCTGCGAGATAAACGGATGCGTCACGGCAGTAGCAGTAGATACGAAGCGTAGGGTCGGTAACATCGGTCAGCGTGACTGTGAAATCCGTCCAGTCAAACGCTGTGGACTTATTGAACAGATACTTCGTTTTATTTCCGTTATATGTCACATAAAAATATGCGGACATGGTCGAAGTTTTCTTTGCTCGAATCGTAATTGTGTATGTTCCGGGAACAACACTGCGGATGTACTGAGACAGTGAAGAATAAGCTCCCAGTACAAAACAGGAGTCGGAAACGGTATTGTTCTGCGTATCCGTTGAAGTGTCGGTTTTTACCGTGCCCGAATAGCTCCAATCATCCGTGATGCCGTTGAGTCCCGAGGAGTTCTGCACATAGTTGATACCGCCGATGTACTGCTCCTGCATGGTGACGGATAAGCCCTCCACCGTGTGCTGAAGCTGAGATACTTTGCTTTCGGAGCTTCGCAGCCGCTCTTCCAGTATGCCTTGGTCGTTGGAAACCGACTCCATAGTTTCGGTAAGAGTTGCCACATAGCTGTTCAGCCCGTCGGCATTCTGCTGAAGATATGCTGTTTTCTCCGCAAATTCATCCGTTGAGACATAGGCGCGCAGCACGACCTCGCCGCTCTCCAAGTCCCACCAGGACGAGCCATCCTGCGACTGAATGACACCAGCCTTGATGATGTTTGCTACCAGAGAGCCGGAAGTAATGAAGTCTGCAACGATCTGCCCGTCTGCTGTGATGGCAGTTTCGTAGGGGCCGTTGTAGCCGTTATGGGAAAAGCCCAGGCCGCCCACATTCCACCGCCAGACATTCACGGCTTCGTCAATGGAGGGTGTGTCCAGAATGAGCAGCTCGTAGGGCTGCCCGTTTTCCTCGTTGGTGTGGATGACCACATAGCCGCCGCTCTGACCGGTGATAAGCCCGGTGGCCTTGCCGATGGCGGTTTGGAGCAGTTTGGGAAAGCGTCCCACCGTGGATTCCACCTTATCAACCGTTGATTGCACCTCGGAAATGGTGGTGATCATACTGGACTTGCTCTGACCGAGGGAAATGCTCTTGTACCGCTCGGCGAGGGTGTCGTAAACGGTTTCAATGACCATAGCCGACACGCTGACACCCAGCAGCGAGTGCCGAATGGTGACGGTATCGCAGAGATTGACACGCTCCAGGAGTGCCGAATACTCCGGCTGTTTCCAGAGCGGCTCAAAGGACACCTTCACCGTGGGAATGGTCGCACCCAGCGGATTGGCCTTGATGTAGCTTTTAGCTTTTGTTCGCAGTGCTTCTTCCGTGATAACGGTATCGCTGCCGAACTGTTCGGTAAAATCCATAATGAGTGTCTTTTTACGGACGATCTCCGAGGTCACAATGGGGAGCGTGACCTCCGGCAGCGTGACCACCGTTTCGGTGTCCGAGCCTTCCGGTGTGTATACGGCATACGGGAGCAGTGCGGTATATACGCCGCTGTTGTCCTCGTCCTGCTCCAATGCGGTGAGGTTCTTGCCATATTCAATGACCACGCCGGTCTTTTGCCCGCGGTGCGAATGGAACTTCACCGTGAAGTTGTCCCACTCAAACTCACCGTACCATTTGGAGAGCATGGAACCTTCCGTACCGCCGAGGCAGGCGCGGGCACTTTTCGGCTGGGCGACAGAGAATGCCTTTGCATCCGAGTAGTCCGTCCGGCCCGTGAAGCGTGTATCTCCGGCAAGAAGCTGCGAGAGGATAAGCTGCGGAGAACGGCTCTCCGTCGAAAACGGCATCACCGGAACATTGGCGAGGTCATACGAGATGTGCTGACCGTAGATGGTGACGATGCCGTTTAAGGGCTTCGTGATGCGATAAATGCGGAACGCCTGGTCGGCGGCGGTATCGTTGGGCTTTGCTTTGATAATGCACTCCTTGGTGATAAGCCCATAGTGCTGACCGCTGACAGGGTATTTGAGTAAGCACTCGAACACACCGTTTCGCTCCTCGGTCACTTCGCAGGAAATGGTATCCGTCAGCACACCAAGACCGAAGGTCGAGAAATCCGTAGCATTGGGCGGATAAAGTACCGGGATCATGAAAACCACCTCCTTTCGGGCATAAAAATACCACCGGGGATTTCTCCCTGGTGGTTGAGTATAAATGATTTACTTGTAGCTCGACAAACCGGAATTGGTTTTATAGAGGTCTTTGCATATACACCATATCTACAAGGTGTACACCACACTCATATATCGGGTGATCATAATGATCAGTAAAGAAATTTGGCACGGTATGCGAGCGTACAAAGCCACATTTTTCATAAAAGGGTATCGTCAACGGGCTGTCACCGGTTCCCACTTGCAGTATCGAAAATTGTCTGCGGTATTTTTCAACAAGAAATTCAATCAGCGCTTTGGCATAGCCTTTTCGCTGAAATGGGGGAACTGTAGCGATATTCTTAATTTCAAGTATTCCATTCCCTTCGTCCGTTACGACACACTCGCATTTCACTCCGTCATCATCAAGAATATACATTTCACCTTTATAGAGATAACGGTCAACCATATCTTCCTGCTCATCCGCCAACAGGAGCAAATCAAGATATTGTTTTTTGTTTTCTGTAACTTCTACAATTCTCATCAATCACACCCACAAATTCCGATTTGCCAGCCTGCTGAAACCACGAAACGGATAGCGCAGAGATGGGTCAAGTCCCCTCACGCCGTTTCCCTGCGGAAAACGCGGCAGATGATTTTTTCACCCCAGTCGAACAGGCGCTGCATGGCGAAAAATACCGTAGGCGTCATGAGCAGCAGCGTCAGCATCAGAAGGTT